TCGAGTAATGTCTCGGTGGGATCCTTTGCCGCCGATGCCAGTTCCAACTTTGCCTTGCGCAGATTGCTCATGGTCGTCGCGACGACGGGCTCGATGCCAATCGCGGCGAGGCCGGCTTCGGTGGCGATCAGCGTGGTGCCGTGACCATCGCCGGTCTCGCGCCAGAGCGGATCGCCACGACGCAGATTGGCCTCGACCTCTTCGAGCCATCCGCGTTCGATCATCTTGGTCACCGCCATCTTGGCCGCAGCGCCGGCCAGCCCATCGGGCAACGGCATGGCCAGATTGTCGGGGCGGGTCGCCGCGCGGCCGAGGATGATGGACTGCGTATCGGTGAGTTTGGGCATCTTGGCCTCCTGTCGTGATGGGGATGTCGGGGGTGGGTCAGTCGCTCTCGGCCATCGCGGCCATCACCGCGAAATGCTGCGCCCAGCCAGTCAGGTAGGGCAGCCCTGCGGGGATGCCGTGCTCACGCTCGGTCTTGCGGTCGATGCGCCAGTCCTGCCAGCGGCGGATCGCGGAGCCGATGGCGGCCTCGAGCCCGATGTTGCAGCCGGTCATGTTGCCGACGACATCGTCGGCGAAGTGGCGGCCCATGCGACTGTCGAGAAAGTCGCGAATGCCGATCATCTCCTCCTCGCTGTCGGCGTGGATGGCTTCAGCGACCAGGCGCGAGGCGAGCGTCCAGACCTCCGTGCTGCGTCGGTCGCGCTGAGGGCAGGCTGTCAGGGTGCGGAAGAAGCCGAAATCCTCGTTGCGGCTGGGAAGGCAGGGATGCGTGGTCATGATCGGGATCCTCGTGATGGGGGCTGGCGGGGCGCTGGGCCCCGCCCTTTCAGGCTCAGGCGGCGCTGAGGGCTTCGAGCGTCGCGATGTGGCTCCGCAGCGCCGCGGCCTCTTCGAGCGCAGCGTCAGCCCAGAAGGCGGCGCGGGCGTTGCAAGCGGCTGCGAGGCGCTCGGCATCTTCCTTCGTGAAGCGGTTGACCTTGTGGGCGCGCCCATGACCCGTGCAGGTGGCGCGATGCTTCCCACCCTCGGGCGTAAGCTGGAATTTCAGGGGGCCGAAGTCGTCGATGACGATCCAGTTATGCGAGGCGATCGTGGCGCAGGCGCTGGGCGCGAGGCGGGCTTCGATCTCTTCCGCGGCAGCGCGGAAGTCGGCGATCAGCGTGGCGGTCGGGTTGGTCATGGCTTGGGCCTTTCAGGTGAGTTGCATCGTTTTGGTGCGATGACAGTCGCTCTGAATGGCTGATTAACGTAGCAAAATCATAGCAATAACCTTGCTTTATGATCACTCGGCAGAGGCCGTCGCATCAACCCACGCCCCATCCTGCCAGAGGTAGAGATGGGACAGTTCGCAAGTTGGGCGCGGCAAGATGCGGGGCGCTCGGGGCGGGTCGAAGCAGTCCAGCGCGTCGGCAGTGACTTGTCGGATTTCGCGGGCGACGAGGATGTCCTCGGGCGTCCATGCGGCCAGCGCGGGCAGCATGTGGGACGGGTAACCGTCATAATGGACATAGGTGTGGGCCCATTCTTCGGGTCCAATCTGGATGGCGATCTGCGCGCGCGTGCTCATCGTCGCGCCCTCAGATCAGATGGAGGCTCGCCAGCAAGGTGCTGGCGGCGGCAAGCTGGGTGGTCGGCAGTTCGATCTTGATGTGCGAGATCACGTCGGAGGCTTCGGCAGCGATCCCCGCATCGCGCAACTCGGCCTCAATGACCTCGACGACGGCATCGGGGCGCGAGCGGTCGAGATACTCCGGCAGCGCGGCGTGGTCGATGCGGATGGTGGTGATGGCGGTCATGGCGATGTCCTTTCAGACTTGGGTGTTGGCTGGGCCTGCGCGGCGTCCTGCCTCAAAGGCTTCCTCGAGCGCCGCGCGGATGGCCCAGACAGCGACATCGTGGAAATCCAGCCGGTCCCAGTTCTGGGTCTCCAGCGTCTCGATGCGGAACTGGCGCTGGGCGATCTCAAGGAGCTGGGCGTCGCGCTGGGCAGTTGGGTTGGTGGTCTTGGGGCGTGTCATGGTCAGTCCTCCCAGCGGTGTTCGGGGTGGGTGGTGCGCGCGCGGGCTTCTTCGCGCATCATCTCCTGGGCGCGAGCCATCTCGACCATCCCGTCGGCCTGGCTCATCCGCCCCGACATCACCTCGTCCATCACCCAGTTCACTCGGTCTTGGGCAGGGCTGGTATGATCCCGCCACCCTTCGCTCATCGAGCTGTGCCCCATCTTCTCCTGTGCGCGCATGGCTCTCTCCGATCCGTATTTGCAGGGTGCGATGCACCCGCTTTCTGGACCCATGAATCGCTCGATCAGGGAGTGTAATCAACTCAAATAGATCGTTTTTTCTGTTTATTTCCAATATGTTGAGGCTAGCCCAAACGCCATGGAAGGTATGTCCGAACGCGCCTATGCCGAGCACGCGGGCCTCTCGCGCGGGGCCGTGCAAAAGGCGCGCAAGACTGGGCGGCTGGTGCTCTTCGCCGATGGCTCGATCAATGCCGCCGCCTCGGATGCGCGGCGCGGCAGCATGACCGATCCCGATCAGCAGATACGATCGCGGGGCGGGCTTGGCGCGGGTGGTGATAGCACGGCGATGGCGCCTAGTGCCGTCTCCGGCCCCGGCGATAGCACGTCCTATATCAAGGCACGTACCGCGCTGACGGTGTACCAGGCGCAGGAGCGCCAGCTCTCGATCCAGAAGAAGAAGGGCGTGCTGGTCGACCGCGCGCGCGCCGAAACGCTGGTGTTCCGCCTTGCGCGCCAGGAGCGCGACACCTGGGTCACCTGGCCCACCCGCGTCGCGGCCCTCATGGCCGCGCAGTTATCCGCAGAGATGGAGAAGGCATCGGGCAGACCCGTGACGATCGAGACTGCGATCTTGCAGAGGGTGCTGGAAACCCATGTCCGAGAGCAGCTCGACGCCCTCGCAGACCTCAGGGTCTCGCTTGCATGAAAGGGAAGGAGAAGATGACCACGATCTGACCTCCGGCCTCGATCTCGGCTTCGACGGGGCCGAGGACGTCCTGCGCGCCTGGCGCCGGGGCATGCGGCCAGATGCCGATCTCACGGTGTCAGAATGGGCCGACAGGCATCGTTGGCTGTCGTCGCGGGCGGCAGCAGAACCCGGTCGGTATCGCACGGCTCGCGCGCCTTATCTGCGCGAGATCATGGATGCGCTGTCGCCAAAGTACCCGGTGCAGCGGATTTCGTTCATGAAGGCCGCGCAGGTTGGGGCTACTGAAGCCGGCAACAACTGGATCGGCTTTGTGATCCATCATGCGCCCGGTCCAATGCTGGCGGTGTTGCCGACAGTGGAAATGGCCAAGCGGACATCGCGCGGGAGGATCGATCCGCTGATCGAGGACAGCCCATCGCTGAAGGAACGTGTGCAACCGGCTCGCTCGCGGGATGCCGGAAACTCGATGCTGTCGAAGGAGTTTCCCGGCGGTATTCTGGTGCTGACGGGGGCGAATTCGGCGACAGGCCTGCGCTCGATGCCTGCGCGCTATGTGTTTCTGGATGAGGTCGATGCCTATCCGGCATCGGCAGACGAGGAAGGTGATCCGGTCACGCTGGCCGAGGCGCGCACCACGACCTTCGCGCATCGACGCAAGGTGTTCATGGTCTCGACCCCAACCATCCGGGGGCTCTCGCGGATCGAGCGGGAGTTCGAGGCCAGTGACCAGCGGCGCTACTTCGTGCCCTGCCCGCATTGCGGTCACATGCAATGGCTGCAGTTCGAGCGGCTCCGCTGGGCAAAGGGGAAACCAGAAACCGCGGCCTATGCCTGCGAGGGCTGCGAGCGCCCGATCGCCGAGCACCACAAGACGCATATGCTCGAGCGGGGCGAATGGCGGGCGACAGCGACCAGTGCAGACCCCAACGCGATCGGGTTTCACCTTTCGGCCCTCTATTCACCGATTGGCTGGAAAAGCTGGGAGCAGATCGCGCGGGACTGGCTGGCGGCCCAGGGCTCGGACGAGATGCTGCGCGCGGCGCGCAACACGCTCCTCGGCGAGACCTGGGTTGAAAGTGGCGACGCGCCGGAATGGCAGCGGCTGGCGGATCGGCGAGAAACGTTCCCGGCGCAGATTCCCATGGGTGGGTTGTTCCTGACCGCAGGGGCGGACGTCCAAAAGGACCGGATCGAGATCGACGTCTGGGCCTGGGGTCGAGGTCTAGAGAGCTGGCTGGTTGACCACATCGTGCTTCCGGGCG